GGTTGCAAGACCTAGCGCAAAAAAACGGGACTAGCCTTTTTTACAATCTTGACCCCGAAATTTACAAATGAAGCTTGAAACCGTCCCGCTTGGCTCAATCTCGTTCGACCCGGCGAACACGCGGAAGCATTCCCGCCGGAACCTCGACGCGATCAAGGCAAGCTTGCGCCGGTTTGGTCAGCAGAAGCCCATCGTCGTTGACGCAAAAGGCGTCGTCCTTGCGGGCAACGGCACGCTGGCCGCGGCAACCGAGCTTGGCTGGTCCGAGATCCAAATCGTCCGCACGGCGCTTGCGGGCGTGGACGCAACGGCGTTCGGCATCGCCGACAACCGGACCGCGGAGCTCGCGGAGTGGGACGACAAGCTGGGCGACGTGCTGGCTGCGCTCAAGGCCGAGGACTTCCCGCTGGCTGAGATCGGGTTCAACGAGGCCGACCTCGCCGAACTTGCGGGCGATCCGGAGCCGTCCGATGCGGACGCCGAACCGCAGATCGACAAAGCCGAAGAGCTACGCGCCAAGTGGTGCGTCGAGCTTGGGCAGGTCTGGCAGCTTGGCGAGCATCGGATCACTTGCGGCGACTCGACAAGCGCGGATGTCGTAAAGCGATTGCTTGGCGACGAGAATCCGCATCTGATGGTAACTGATCCGCCTTACGGCGTGGAGTACGATGCAAGCTGGCGACAGGATGCAGGCGTTGCTGGAGCAGGGACAGCGACAGGAAAGGTCTTGAATGATGATCGAGCAGACTGGAGCGAAGCGTGGGAACTTTTCAAAGGAGATGTTTGTTACGTATGGCACGCGGATAAATTTTCCCCAGTCGTTGCGCGCAGTTTGGAAACGACTAAATTTCAGATGCGTGCGCTGATCATTTGGGCAAAGAGTCAACACACGTTTGGTCGAAGCGATTATCACTCGCAATACGAACCGTGCTGGTACGCCGTCCGCAAAGGCGCTACCGGCCACTACAACGGAGACCGCACGCAAAGCACGCTCTGGGAGATCGACAAGCCGAAGAAAAGCGAGACCGGCCACAGCACGCAGAAGCCGCTTGAATGTATGGAGCGCCCGATCCGCAACAACTCCAAGCCGGGAGATCTGGTTTACGAGCCGTTCAGCGGCAGCGGCACGACGATCATCGCCTGTGAGCGCACCGGCCGGAAGTGCCGCGCCATCGAGTTGAATCCTGCTTACGTCGCGGTGGCGATCCAACGCTGGGCTGACGCGACCGGCAAGGAACCGCGCAAGCTGTGAGCGACGACGCGCCGAATCCGGCCGAGCTTCTGGCTAAGGCGAATGTCGCCAACATCACAAAGAAGCTGAAGGCGGGCAAGACGCTCACGGCCTCCGAGCGCAAGGCGCTTTCCGAGTTCGAGGCTGACAGGTCCGGCGGAGAGTGGGTAAGCGGGCCGAAGCAGCTTGCCGAGGAACTGGGGCTCTCGCGGCAAGCGATCTACGACGCCCGCAAGCGATACCCCGACGAGGCGCCGAAACCGGACGGCAAGCGCGAGAACGTGCCCGCGTGGCGTGCCTTCTGCGCGGAGAAGCTCATCGGCAAGGACACGGCGACGAAGACACTCGCCGAGCTCAAGGCGGACTTGATGCGCGAGCAGATCCTGCTGGCGCGGTCGAAGAACAAGCGGGAGGAGCAGGAGGTCGTCGAGCGCGAGACCGTGCGCGAGATGCTGCGCCTGCTCGGCACGAAGCTGGACTTGCTCCTGCGCCTCAAGCTAGAGGTCGAACTCGGCCCGCGGGTTGCGGGCAAGTCCGCCGCGGAGGCGAACGTCGAGGGCGCGCTCATCCTCGACGAGATCCGCGAAGTCGTGAACGCGAACTTAGCGCGCTTCGAGACGGACGCCATAAAGGCAACTGTTGCCGACGATGCCTGACGCCGCCGACCTCCTCGCTTTTATGGATACAATAACGAAAAAACAGACGAAACGAAAAGCTGGCGAAATTGTGCATTTCAATGCAATCGCCGACCGGGGCGGAGAATTGATTCCGATCTTGGAGCGCGACAATTCAAGGCTGCAACTTTTGAAGTTTCATCGCTTGAGTCGCAGAAACTCAAAAGGGGTTTGCGTTGCTCGCGGAGGAAGTTTGGTCGGGCTTTGGGACTGTCGCGTTTTCGAAGGCAGAATGGACGGAGCGATCTGCGAATTTGCTGTTTACGAACCAGCGTCTGACTTGTGACCAGCCCCGACCTCCTCGCCGACCTGCGTCTGCCTCGGCCGGACCGCGCGCCGATCTACGACTGGGCGCGGAGGAACGTGCAGCTGCCGGAGAGCTACGCGACGCCCGGCCCGTTCAATGTGCGTCTGTCGCCGTGGCTGGTGCCAATCTTCGACGCGCTGCAAGACCCGCTCGTCCGCCGCGTTCACTTCCGAAAAGCGGTTCAGATCGGCGGCACGCTTGTCGCCGATGTGTGGCTCCCGTGGATAATCAGCAACGATCCCGGCCCGATCAGCTGGACGATGCAGACGGACGAGATGGTGGAGAAGCACGCTAAGACGCGCTTGTGGCCGCTGCTCGAGCGGTGCCGCCCGGTGGCCGCGATGTTGCCGAAGCCCGGCCCGCACCGCACGACGACGGAGATCTACTTTGGCGGGTTCTTCCTCACGCTCAATGCTGCCAACCTTTCGACGCAGCAGTCGCAGTCGATCCGGTACAAGATCAACGACGAGCTCTGGCTCCCGCGCTGGCAGGAGATCTACGGGCACGCCGTCGCGCGCGTGTCTAAGTTCGAGGAGGTCGGCAGGAGCAAGATCTACAACTCGTCGCAGGCGCCCGTGATGGACGCCGAGACTGGCAACGTGGAGGACTCGAGCTTTCGCAGCGGCGATCAAGGCGAATGGCACGCCGAGTGCCCGGCCTGCCGCAAGCTGCACGCCATCGCGTTTGAGCAGTTGACCGAGACTAAGGACCGGGGCGGCGTCGTGTGGGACAAGGCCGCGCGGCGGGACGACGACACGTGGGACGTCGCGCGCGTCGTCGAGACGGTCCGGTTCCGGTGCGTGCATTGCGGGCACGAGTCACCCGACAACGACGCGACCCGCGCGGGCTGGGCGAAGACCGGGCGCTACGTGCCTTTGAATCCGAAGGCGTCGCGCGAGGTCCGCAGCTTTAGGATCGAGGCGCTAGTGACCCGGCCGATGCGCCTGCTCGCGGAGGAGTGGGCGCACGCGGAGAACGCTTGGGTCCGCACGGGCGACGAGTCGGCTAAGATCGAATTTAGGACGAAGCGCGAGGCGCGGCCGTGGATCGTCGAGAAGAAGAGCGTCAACCTCCTCGTCAAGGACTCCGGCTACAAGCTTGCCGACTACGCGGACGGCCAGCCGATCCCCGACGAGGCGATCCGGTTCCTCGCCATCGACCGGCAGCAAGACCACTGGTGGTGCGAGGTCGGTGCCTTCTCGACCGCGCAGGGTCCGCGCTACCGCCAGCTATGGTTCGGCCGGATCGACACGCGGGACCAGCTGCGGCAACTCCAGCAGCGGTACAAAGTCTCGGATGCCTGCGTCGCGCAGGACCGCGGCTACCGCCCGGCGGACGTGGACCGCGACTGCGCCGAGTTTGGCTGGCGCTCGATGCGCGGATACGGGCGGCGGACGTGGACGATGCGGGACGAGGCCAGCGGCCAGATGATCAACTTCCCGTTCTCGGACCCGCAGGTCTCCGACTACCGCGGCGGGGACGTTTACTTTTACAACTGGAGCGGCGATTACTTCAAAGACCTTCTTGCCGCGGCGCTCGAGGGCAAGGGCGACTTGCGGTGGGAGATGCCGAGCGACGTTAACCCGCTTTACCTCGAACATCTCAAGGGCGAGTCGAAGGTCGAGATCCGCACGGGCGTCTGGGAGTGGCGCGAGGTACGAAGCAACGCGCCAAACCACGGCCTCGATACAAGCGCGATGCTCCTTTGTATGGCGACCATCGCGGGCGTGATCCGATACGCGGCGCCAAAGCCGTAGCAGGGCAGGCCGTCAAAACGCATTTGACGGGCGCCGCTCTTTTATGGCGGCGGACAATCCTTTCCTCGACGTTGACGCGGCGACCTTGGCTACGCTCAAGACCAAGGTCTTGGACGCGATTCAAGCCTGCCTGCTGAACACGAGCTATTCGCTCAACGGCAAGAGCGTCACCCGCGCCGATCTGAACACGCTGAACCAGATGCTCGGCAACATCGTGGACGCTATCGAGTACCAGAACGGAAACACGACCGACACGACCTTCGTGAGCTTTACCGGCAACTGACAATGCACACCTTCGACCCGGCCAAAGTCATCGCGCAGCGTCCGTGGTTCGAGCGCGCGCTCGAGGTCGTCGCTCCCGGCGCTGCGCTGCGCCGGATGCAGGCGCGGGTCGAGGCCGCGCTGTTCTCGTACAACGCGGCGCAGACGAATCGACTCTACGCGCCGATGCAGTACGGCCAGCCGAGCGAGTCCGCGCAGACGGTCCGAGAGCGGGTCGTGATGATGTGGGAGGCGCGGAACCTCGTTGAGAATTGCCCCGAGGTAAAAGAGATCAGCCGCAAGTTCGGCAACTACCTCACGCCGACCGAGTACTCGCCGAGCACGGGCGAC